AGGGCGGTGGTGGATGCCGCGGGGGTGGCTATAGTAAAGTTGCCAGCGATGCTCCAGCTTAGGCCGCCGCTGGGCGGTGTTAAAAAGCCGTGACCGTCACCAAAAATTTCAAAGTAGTTTGCAGTCACAGCCTCATTCACAATGCGTATAGCTGCATCTACTGATGTCGTGCCAGCGGCTATGAGCAAGCCGTACGATTGGCCGCTGGCTCCTGACCCTGATATATCGACGGCATAGTTGCCGGCGCTGCCGACAAAGTCTCCGGCCGCTCCCGAGGGGCTCCCGGTCACAGTAAGGGTATTACCGCTAGCGGGGGCCGGGATTACGACGTTAGGCGAGAGGCGGATAGTAGCCACCCCAGCCGTAACGGAGACCGTAATCTCGTTCGCGGTCCCGACTATAGAGCTTGAGCTTATGACGCCGCTGCCGTCGATCGTAGCGTACGGGCTAGAAATATTTCCGGTGACCGTGATCCCCCCGGTACCTACAGCGTTGCGAACGTCCGCGCCCTTCAGAGAGTTATGGATGAAGTGCCGGAACCAGGTCGGGTCCCACGTCTGCGGGATCGAGAGCACGTTCGCTCCGTTGATCCCCGGCTTTGTTTTCAGTTGGGTAGTCATGCTACCACTTGCACTGTTCAACTTCCGCGGTGACGTCCACCGTGAACGTCGGCGACGGGTCCGTCACACGGAACTGTAGCACGAGGCTGGAGTACTGTCCTAGGTTCCACCAGATCGCACGGTTGTCAGTGTCGCCGGGCACCCCGAGCGTCTGCGAGTCGTCCCCTGAGATATCGTACGTCTGCCCCCAGTTAACCGACGTCAGCACGCTGATGCGTGGCGCCACCCCCGGGGTCGGGCCCGCGCCGGCTGTGCACACGCACTCGACGCGGCGCACGTTCTGGCGGTTGTTCTTGTTGTAGAGCGGCTGCGTCGTGAACGCGCAAACTACCGGCGCGTTCGGGTTACCAAACTCAGTCTGTACGGTGTCGTCCAGGTACCCGATGGTGCCGCTCTCCGAGTCGCCGATCAGCTGCTTGCCGAACGCGTTAAAATAGCATAGACCCCGGTACTGCACCTCTTGACCGTTGAGAACTGACACCAGATCGAACCACTGCTGCGTCACGCAGTCATAGACCAGCGTACGTTCAGCGAGCGGGATCGTCAGGATCCAGAACGGGTGCCCGTTCCAGGTCGGGCCCCCGGCCGGTGACGCCAGCGAGTACATGCCGGCGAGGAGCCCACTCTTGTTCGCGTTCGAGAGTACCGCCTCTACGCCCGCGGTCGAGATCCTCACCGGGGTCTGGCCGTTGCGCCGCCGCACCGTCAGGTCGTTCGCTACCCACATCACCGAGTTGTCTTGCAGCGAGATGCTAAAGGCGCCCTGCGGGTGAACGCCGTACGTCATAAACGTATCCGAGGCCGCGCTGAAGGGTGAGCCTGTAGGGTTACCGGTATTGACGAACCCTTCAGTCGAGCGGGACCCAAAGATCACGATCTCTCGGTGGTCTACGCACATCCCGTAGAAGGGGTCGGTACCGAACTGCCGGTTGAACGATGCGGCGGTGGTGAAGGTTATCTGCCCGTTCCCCGAGACCTGCCGACCGTCGTCATTGAAGAAAGTGTACGAGCCGAGGCCGCCGTTGTTGTTCGCCAGGAACACGATGTACGTGTCAACATACCATACGTCGATGGCGCCACCGAGCGCCAAGAAAAATGTAGAGGTGAGCTGCTGGAACCCGCCCCCGCCAGAGAACGGCGTGTACGTGTAGCAGGTGTCGGTACCGGGGACCAGCACCACCAGGCACGCGCCGTTGTCCGTCATCCGCACGAAGCCGGTCCCGATGATGTTGCTGGCAGAGCCAGGGACCAGAGTGAACGCGCCGAGCGCGCTCACCGTATACAGATCGAACCCGACGACCGCGTACACTATCCCGGCCATCTCCCACATACCACGGAGCGGGTTGACGAGGCCGCTCGGTGTGAAGGTAGAGATACCGGGCCAGCGCCGAAGTGAGGCAGGCTGCTGGTCCTCTTCGTCGTCAGGCTGCGTCTGCTGCGACGGCTCAGGGTAGCAACCAATCAAACGCTTCGAGCCAGCGCGCAGGTCGGCGAGCTGGTACGAGGCGAGCGGGAGCGGTACCGTGGTCGGCTGAGCTTTACCCATCAGAACCAGTACGATCCACCCCACAAGCCGCCGTTGGCTCGCGAGAGCTCTCCGAGATCGCTCTCAGTGTAGCGGAGGTACCTCTTCGTGAGGCGCCGGTTCGCCTGATATATCAGTGCCCCGAGGTCGTACCCATTCAGCGGGTCCGGCGACGGGTCGATGGTGATACCGTACCGGACGGAGATCCACCCGGCGAGGACGTACTTTACGTCCGCGATGTCTTCATCTTTGAGGGGCGCTATGCTGTTGAGCTGCGCAGCTGTCTGCGGGTACCAGCCGATGTTCCCCCAACCGTCGCGCATCTGCGTGAGGAGGTTATCGTTGAGGATAGTCATCCCGTTGGCGGACTGCGTGGGGGTAGGCTGCCTACCCTCGCGTACGACGCCAATAATCTGGAAAGATTCGGTGATGATCTGCTGGTTGGTCTGAGCCACGGCGCCTCTTGTGAAATTAAATGATCCGTTACTTTATTGGTGGCTTACGCCTTGCGCCACGGAAGTCTCGGGCGCACCCCTTGCGGGAACACTAAAATTCAGTGTCGTCTCTCCGAACTGTCGCGTCTATCTTAAGTAGGTGGACGTTCACCTCAAAGCAGCTACCGGGTGAGGGCGGCGCTGCTATTTCTTTTTATTGAACGCGGATCCAAGTACGCGGATTCACGGCCGCGCCCGAGGCCGGCTGGAAGCCGTTCAGGGTGTACTTAAACTTGACGGTGGCGGAAGCGCTACCGGCAGTACCCAACGCAGCGGGCGTAATCGCCGTTACTGCGCCAAGGACGCCGTTAACGATCACGTCTCCGGTGTTCGCGTTGAGCGCCGTTACGGTGATCGTGTTCGTCGCACTGATCTCCGCGCAGCACCCGTCGACGGGGTTCAGCGGCAGGTTGATCGTCAGCGAGATCGCGCCGGTTGGGTTGAGTACCAACTGGCCCGTCTGCATCGTGATCGTGGACCCTGTCACCAGGGTCGCGCCTGCGTAGAAGTCGAAAGGAATTCCAACCACATCGCCGTGCCCATATCCAACTTGAATGTTACTCATTTTCTATATTCCTATGGGTTAGGCAGCCGACGCGACTTCGATGTTACGGACAGCCAGCTCGGGATAAGCGAGCACGGCGCCGACAATCGAGTCGAGACGAGCCGGGAGCACGTCGTTAGACGGGTCCCACTGTTGAGCGAAGCGTATGTTGTACCCTTCGAACGATTCCGCAGCCGTCATCTTGACGAGGGGGCTGAGGTCGAGCATCGGGGGGTTCGCAAACACAATCGCGTCACGGTACCAGCCGAGGGACTGCTTGATCAGCGCGCCGTTGAGCGCGGCAATCGCGGCAGCGCCGCTCTGACCGAAGACGCTGATGAGAGCGCCAGCGGCCGGAACGTTGTCCACGTTCTGGTACGCACCGCCAGTGATGATACCAGGAGCAATCGGGATAGAGATCGCGCCAGCGGTATCGCTGATGGTTGCAGTAACAACGAACTGCTTGGGTCGGCCCAGGGACGCCTTCGTCTCGGGATCAACCTCGTTCACACCGGCAATGCTGATCACGTCGCCTGCGTTCAAGGTCGTGAGACCCGAAGCCCAGCCGTTGGTGTTCAGTGTGAAGGTGGAAACGAACGCGTTGCCCGCGCCAGGGTTCGATTGACCGGCACCGTTGACGGCCGGGGCCGCGGTGGTGCTGAAGGTTCCGATGACGTGCGTCGGGAGCTTCGTGTTACGGAAGCAGACGTAGCCAGCGGCCTTGTCCGCGATCACGCCCTCTAACCATTGGTCAGAGATTGTGGACTCGGGATTGAAGAGGCCCTTGTTGTCACGCACGAAGTAGCGCGAGGTTTGCGGGGTCGCGGTGAAGGTGCGACGGTCATCTTCAGGGGCCAGCGCTTCCGTCAGGTACTGCTCATTCTGCAGCAACTGATCGTAGGTAGCGGTGGTGTTGAAGGCGCCCGTGAACTTCGGGACGTTGTTGACTTGGCCCGTGGTGAAGTTCTCGATGCCGGCCGCGAGACGCGCCATAGCAGGTTCGAGCACTTGCTCCTCGAAGTTATTCAGCAACATAGCGCGCTCCACCGAAGTGAAGTTGATGTCGACGCCTAGCTGTTGGTTGACCAGCAGGGTGGCGAAGCGCTGTACCGAGTTCTGTGCGTTCATCTGCGGGCCAGTACGCAGAGTGTACTGGAACGGCAGACGGATCGAGAGCTGTTGACCCAAGATGACCCCGTTGATGGGGCCGGGCAGCAAGCTCTGGTAGTCACGGTTCGTGCGACCCGTGAAGTTGCTCTTGGCGTGCAACAAGACCAGTGCCTTGCGTGCGACCCATTGAGCTGTGATTAGTGAGTTAGCCATTATTCCTTTCCGACTTTATTTTTAGTTCAGACCGCGACCCTTTCGGGCTATCTCGCGTGCTGACTGTTTGCTTCCTCTGTGCCTGCGAGCGAACTCTTCCATCGACATGTTAGGGTCGACGATGTCTCGCTCGCCTGCACGCCCGCCAGCCGTCGTGGCACGCGGAGGAGGAGGCGCCTGAGTGATGGACTTCTTTTGCCCTAGTTGCGCATTGGGCTTAGAGCCGTTCTTTTTTGAGCGGTTCTCGATCTCAATCTCTGCGATCATCTTCCCGACTGTGATAAGCTGCTGGGCTGGTGACTGCTTCGCCGTCCTGATGGCGAGAGCGGTATCCTTCCCGAACTTATACAGCAGCTGGGCCGTGTACTCGGACTGAGCGACGGCGGCACCAGCATCGAACGCGAGCTGGTTCTGAGCCAGTACCGGGTTCTTGGTGACTACCGCCTCGTAATCTGGCGTGACCTTCGCAAACTCTTTGATCTTAGCTTCGACTTCGGAGCGGCGCTGTGCAGCCTCGTTCTTTCCGTTCATCTCGTTGATCAAATCGCGTGCGGCGATCTTCGCCTGATCTCGTGACCACTTCTGCATCTTGGCTCGATACTTGTCGTTGTCGAAGGCGATGTCCGGGTCCGACAGGTCGGGCATCGGCTCGTCTTCTACAGCGGGAGGTGCAGATGCGGTGGCGGTCTGTGCGGCGGTAGGTTTACCGCCGGCCTTGAGCCGCTCCAGCTCAGCTAAAGCATCCTTCAGCTGGCCCTGCATGTGCTTGCCAAATATCTTCGTGCCTTCGAGCAGATCATTCAGCTCTACTATGCGTTCCTCAGCAGATCCCTTCTTCGGGGCCGGCCGCGCGGGAGGAGCCTCTTCTTCCTCTTGCTCGCCGGTTAGGTCCTTGTTGGGGTCTGTGTCATCGCTGAGTTCGACGTCGGCGGTGGACGATTCCGCGTTTTCGTCCGAAGCCCCTTCACCAGAGTCGGTCTGGTCGCCGAGTGTCCCATCCTCATCGACAACAAGGGAGTCGTCGTCAACGAGCGGGTCCGAGGCCGCTGCTGCGGCGCTGCCTCCCGGAGTGGCATCAACCTGGCCCGCGGCGACCGCAGCTACGGCGGCGGCGTCAGCGGCGCGGGCGGGGGTGGCCCCGCGGAAGGGGTTGACCTTGTCGTCAACCTGCTTCTGCGTTTGCTTTTCATATTTCTCTAAATCCTCTCTACTGAAACCCATACTGATCTCCTATTACACTGCGATACGCTGCAGCGGGGCGGTTCTCACACAGATCAAAAACTAAGTAGCCTTCTTGGGCTTCTTCGGTTTAGCAGCGGCTAGCGCCTTCGCGGCGGCGACCTTCTGCTCGTTCAACTCCTGCTGGTGCTTCATATTCAGCGCGTGCTTCTGCTGCGTGCGCTGCATCTCGGCCTCGTGCGCGCGGGCGGCGCGTTGCATATCTGCCTCGTGCTTCTGCTGAGCGGCGTCACTATCAACGGTCGCCTGGAAGTGCGCGCGGGCGGCTTCGTTTACTGCTGCATGGTGCGCAGTAATCTGATCCTGCTGATGCTGTTGAGCCGCGTGCGTAAGATCCTGCAGGTTACCTACGTGCTTAGCGGCGAGATCCATCTGCGCGGATTGCATGTCGGTCTGCTGCTGTTTCTGGTCAGCGCCTATCTCGTGCGCGAGCTTGATGTTCGCCAGGTGCTTGCCGGCGGTTTCAAACTGAATCTTCTGCTGCTCCATCGGGCTGGCCTGAGCACGCGACTGCGCGATCTGCGCGTCGGCCCCCATCTTCTGGACCTTGCCCTGGAGCAGCTGCTGCTCTAGCTGCTGCTGCTGCTCCTGCTGTTGCTGCTGTGGGGACTTCTGCGGGATACCGGCCTGCTTCTCTTTCTCTGTGGGCTGAACTATGCCCTGCTGTATCAGAGGTATCCGTAGCCGGTTCGCCATCTCCTGCGCGTCCGGCGAGTCGATGTTCTTAGCGATCAGGTCCGCGATCATCGGCGCGTTGTTCGGCATCGCCTCAGCGAACGAGATCAGCGTGTCGAGCGCCTCCTGGCGCGCGGACTGGAAGGATGGGCCGATGGTAACCTCGACGTCGTAGGACCCCTTCGAGAGGTCGTTGATGATGTCGCCGGTCAGCCCGTGCTCTTTGTTGATCTCGACCATCTTCTCGACACCGTCGTGACCGATGATGCGCTCGACCCGCTCGGAGTCGTACACCGTCGGTATCATGTCGACCATCATCTCCCACGTCAGCTGGAGCGCGGAGTTGAAGCCGTCAATGAACTCGAAGCTACCTAGGTCAGAGCGCTTCGTGTGTTGCACCAGGGCCTTCCCGGAGACCCTGTTCATGTCCTCGGAGTTGCCTAGCGCGGGATCAAAGTAGCCGATGGTGGCCTGGATATCTTGGATAGACATCTGCGCGAGCGCCATAGCGCCCTGCGGCAGATCGAGCGGCGGTGTGCGGAACGGCATCCCACCCTCCGCGTTCTTGTCGACGTTGTAGGGGAGGTACGGGCGCGAGGCGACGTTGGCCTGGTTCCACTCGTTCTCGTAGCCCTTGATCATCGCCTCAGTAACGAGGTACGGGGCCTTCGGTAGGAGCGCTGAGCGCTCGATCATGTCGGAGGCTCGGGAGTTGTAGCTGCGCTGCGCGTCCTTGGAGTGACGGATCAGCG